GTCACCGACGGCCCAGACCCCGTCACGCGCCAGGCCGAGATGCGGGTGGTGGACGGGCTGCACCCGGGCTGGAAAGACAAGGTTCGCTCGACGGAATTTCAGGGCTGGCTTGCGACGAAGCCGGAGGCGGAACAGACCAAGTTCCTCACCAGCTGGAGCGCAGATGACGTCATCGGAACCCTCAAGGCCTTCGATGACTGGACGGCCGAGGCAGCGCGGGCCAAGCAAAGCAAACAGCAGCGCCTGGAAGCGGCAGTCGCACCTCGCGGCAATCCGCAACAGGCTCCCGCACAGACCGAAGACGACGCCTTCGAAGAGGGCTTTCGATCGGTTCGCGGGCGCACCTGAACAACTTTTCATAGGAGCCCGAAATGGCTGCACAGAACTACGCTACCGCCAGTTCCCGGATTGGCAAACTGAAGGGCGAAATCCTCGCCCACGCCGTCCCCGTCGAAGTGCTGGGCATCACCGGCATGCAGAAGACCATGCCGAAGAACAACGGCGACAACGTGGTCTACCGCCGTTGGTTGCCCTTCGGCGGCACCGACAACAAGTGGATCACCGGCGCGAACGTGGCCAGCTTCGCCGCTGACCACCTGACGGCCGAAGGCGTCACCCCGTCTGCCGACACCCTGCAACCCACCGATGTGACCGTGACGGTGCAGCAGTACAGCTGCCTGTACGCTGTCACCGACAAGACCGTCGACCTGCACGAAGACAACGTGCCGGCAGAGATGAAGGTGCAGACCGGCGAACGCATGGGCCTGGTGCGCGAGATGGTGCGTTACGGCGCCCTCAAGGGCATGACCAACCTGTTCTACGGCGGCTCTGGCAACAGCCCGTCCACCGTGAACGGCACGATCAGCCTGAACCTGCTGCGCAAGATCACCCGCTCGCTGAAGGCCAACCACGCCAAGATGATCACCTCGGTGCTGGATGCATCGCCGAAGTTCAACACGGCGCCGGTGGAAGCCAGCTACCTGGTGTTCTGCTCCACCGACATGGAGCCCGCCATCCGCGATCTGCCCGGCTTCAAGCACGTGGCCGAATACGGCAGCCGCAAGCCGGTGCACGAGCAGGAGATCGGCTCCTGCGAGTCGTTCCGCTTCGTGCTGTCCCCCGAGCTGGCCGCCAACATCAACAGCGGCGCGTCCGTGGGTTCGACTGGCTTGTACTCCACGGGCGGCTCCAACATCGACATCTACCCGATGCTGGTGGTGGGCCAAGACGCCTGGGGTTCGCTGGCCCTGCGCGGCTCCAACTCGCTGGACGTGACCTGGATTCCTCCCGGTCAGAAGGACAAGAACGACCCGCTGGGCCAACGCGGCTACATCGGCGCCAAGTTCTACCAGGCCGCCTCCATGCTGAACAACGGCTGGGGCGCGCTGGCTTGGGTGGGCACGCCTTCCCTGAACTGATGAACGCCGGGGCTCCGGCCCCGGCTTCGTGACCCCATCAACCTCATTCTCAAAGGAGCCACATCATGGCCGAGAACACCACCTACACCCTGACCCGCGATGACTCCGCGACGGGTCGGGCCGTCGCCGGCAAAGTCGTCTTCGACGCCACCGCCATCGTCGCCGCCGACTACATCGAGATCGACGTGGGTTTCAAGCCTACCTACGTCGCCTTCGACAACGTGACCGACCGCATCAAGACCGAGTTCTATTTCGGCATGGCCGACGAATCCTGTGTCAAGACCGCGGCGGCCGGCACCCGAACGCTGGAGGTCACCGGCGGCAACAAGGGCATCACCCTGACGGCGCGCGGCTTCCGCGTGGCACAGAACGCCACCCTGGCGGTGATTGCCGCCAGCAAGACCTGCCACTTCTTGGCGCTGGGCTGATCGACAAGGTCGGCTGATGGCCGGGGCTTCGGCCCTGGTCAATCTTTCATACAACGATTCAAGGACACACCATGCAACTCTGGAAAAAGTTCCAGCAGCTGGCCGTCACCCAGCTGCTCACCCTGGCGCGCGGCGCGGTGCTCCGCGGCACCGACGCAAGCGGCAACCCGATCAGCGTCCCCCTGCCGGTGGCTGAAACCCGCACCGCTGCCAGTACCCTGACCGCCGAAGAAAACGGCAAGGTCATCTTCCTGAACAGCGCCACGGAGTTCGCGACCACGCTGCCGGCCCCCGCGCCCGGCCTGCAGTTCACGTTCATCGTGGCCGCCGCACCTTCTGGCGCGAGCTACACGGTGGTCACGAACGGCTCCGCGAACATCGTGAAGGGTGCCGTGTTCACCACCGACGTGAACAGCGCTACCGACGCCGATTTCGAAACCGCTGGCGGCGACACGATCAGCTTTGTCGATGCCAAGGCGGTGGCGGGCGACCGCGTGTCGCTGTTCTGCGATGGCACCACGTGGTTCGCGCATGCGTTCTGCACGGTGTTCGATGCCGTGACCATCACCACCGCCAGCTGAACGCAGCCGGCAAACCATGAAAGCCACCTTCGGGTGGCTTTTTTCATTTCCAAGATCAGGAGATCAACATGCCCCGTGGTATTCCCAACGCACCCAAGACCGCAGAGCCCAGCAACACCAAGCCGACCCCTCCCACGGTCGTGCCCAACCTCGCCCCCAACACCAAGGCCATCGAAGCTGCGGTGCAGCCCGTTGGCCAGGACCGCCATCTGGACGTCCCGGTGGACGGCTCCATCCGCGACATCGTGCGTACCGATCAGGAGATCGAGATCGTCCCCGGCCCCGCGTTGGGCGACTACGCCGCCGAACTCGCCTTCAACGAAGAGCTGGTGGAAGTCATGGTGCACGAGTCGACCGACAAGAACGCCGAGCCGATCGTTGATCTGTACTGCAACGGCGTGCCCCAGCGCTTTGTGCGCGGCCGCACCCAGACCGTGAAACGCAAGTACGTAGAAATCCTTGCACGTGCCCGCGTCACCGCGATGACTACCGTTGTTCAGATCGAGGGCGACAACGTGATCAATCGCATCAACAAGCACACGGCCCTGCGCTACCCCTTCAGCATCCAGCGCGAAGACAACCCCAAGGGCGCCGCCTGGTTGCGCAAGATCCAGCAGGAAGCCTGAAGGGTAGGGCGGCATGAACTTCCTGCAACTCTGCCAGCGCACGCGCGAGAAGTGCGGCATCTCGGGCAGCGGGCCGGCGGCCGTCACCGGCCAGTCGGGCGAGATGCTGCGCATCGTCAACTGGGTGAACGAGGCGTGGATGGACATCCAGACCTCGCGCACCAACTGGATGTGGATGCGCGGGGAGTTCACCTTCAACACGGTCGCGGCCCAGCAGGCCTATTCCGTCACGGAAGCCGGCGTTGCGGCCACGTTCAGCAAGTGGTGGATGGACACCCTGCGCATCTACCGGACGGCGGTGGGCGTCAATGACGAACAGCACCTGCACGAAACGGAATACGCCAGCTTCCGTGACGTCTACCAGTTCAGCCACCGCATGACCGGCCGGCCCACCGCAGTGAGTGTGCGTCCGTGGGACATGGCCTTGTTGCTGGGTCCAGTCCCGACCGATGTTTGCACCGTGGTGGGCGAGTACCAGAAGAAGGCTGCCGAGATGGTGGCCGGTACCGACACGCCCAGCCTGCCCAGCGACTACCACATGCTGATCGTCTATGGCGCCATGGAGCGCTACGCCTACCATGAGGCGGCGCCCGAGGTGATGGCTGGTGTTCAGGAGCACTACGACCGCCTGCGCGGCGCGCTGTACGACAACCAGATGCCGGACTTCAGCATCGGGGGGCCGCTGGCATGAGGGCACCCATGCCGCCGGTCGAGGTCAAGACCGAATACTTCGCCTTCCAAGGCGGCTTGGACGTCGAGAGCCCGGTGTTGCGTGTCGCGCCTGGCGCGCTGATCAACTGCTTGAACTACGAGCCGGACGCCCAAGGGGGCTATCGCCGGCCTGCTGGCTACGAGCGCTTCGATGGCCGCAGCCGCCCCAGTGACGCCGTCTACCAGACGATCGCCTGCACGCTGTCTTCGACGCCTGCGGCTGGAACGCTGCTGACGATCGGCGCCGCGACGTGCC